AAGAAAATGACCCGGGTTATTTCTGTATCTTAAATGAGTCTAAGTTCTTAGACTTACTTTTTTGCTTTGCAATAGCTGACCCAATTGTAGTACCTAGGTCTGTTGTATCTAAACCTGCAGTAGGGTCTAGCTTTTTCAATGCATTCTTAATCGTGCCGCCATCTCCGCGGCGTAGATGACCATGTGTCTCATCACTCCATCCTGACCCTGCTCGGTCAACCGGTAATGTTTTCCCATCTGGCTTTGGCGCATCTTTACGTTGTAATTTAGCAGGTGTTGCTTGATCGTTAGTAGTGTTAGTAGCTCTATTAGCTCTACGTCTTGCAAATGCGTCTTTTCCTGATTCTGCTTTTTCTTTGCGATCGATTCGTGCATTCTCTGATGCAGTATCCCAATCCAAGCCCATGTTAATATACACTTGTATTCTATTAGCGAGGTCAACATTGCCAAAGTTTCTTAGATCAATGAGTTTCTTGCGATCTTCTGCAGTAACTTCTAGTATAATATCTCTTATTTTCATATTTGCTTCTTCTTACGTCCAGCGGCCCAATAACCTGCTATTGCACCAATACCTGTTCCAACTTTTTTAACTGTGTCGGGATTATTTTTAGCATACTGTGCTACTTTCTTTCCAACATATCGTCCAGCTACTGCGCCTACTGCGGCTCCAGCAAACTTCTGTGCCATGCTTGTTCTAGGAACATCGTATGCAGGCTCTGTGGTAAACTTTCTATACTTAGTCATACTAGTCATAGGGCCTATTAATTCACTACCTCTGCCTAATGCTCTCATTGACTGTAATATTCTAGCAACTACTGTTTGTCTAGATGCAGTTTTTAAATTGCCCCAATCTGTTACATATCGTCTATACTGTTTAAACTTACTGTCTTTAATGTTAAGTTGCATTTCTAGTCTAAAAAAGAAACTCACTGCTTCATTTTTCTTGTCCGATGAGTTTGCTAATTTCTTCATAAACATTAAATGTTTACGGAAATCAAAGTGCAATGTATCTAAGAAACGTATGCTTTCTCTTTTATTTTGTAGGTTTATCTTTGTTGTCTTTGGTTCTTTGAGAACATGACATAACAAATATAAGTCTGTGGCGTTAGTTCTAAACAATGAGTAACCAGCATATTGTGATGTCTTTTGTGCATACTGTTTTGCATAGTCATGTTGTACATCATCTTGTAACATCATGTACAGTACTAATGTATTTAAGTATGCTAAGTCTGCTACGTCTCTGCCAGTAAGTCGAGCCATGTTGCCAGATGATCTGTACAACCTACTCTCTGATATCTCATTGTCTATAAATTCTAAGTCCATTATGCGCCCGGTTTACCTGTGCCAAAGTTGAGTCTACTAAACTCCATACGGTCAACTAACTTAATAGCGTTGCCTAATCTATCAATAGCAACAAATCCTTCACCACTTGTTGGCACAAAGTCGTCGCCTTCTTGTGCAAACGTTTGCGTTGTTTGCAAATTTGCTATCTTACGCATAACAATTATCTTTGATTTAATAAGCATCAAGTATAAGTCATATACTGCTGTAATTTCTTTTACATGTTCCTTAATAAATGCAACTGTCTTAACCATTTTTTCTATTTTAACATCTTTAGTTTTTTGCATTTTAACTTTATCGATATCTTTTGTAGCTTTGTCTATCCATTTAACTACGAATTCTTTTGCTAGGCTTTCTGGACTACCGAAGTCTCCTGCTCTAACTTTGTTATTAACTGTGGCCTTTAATTGCTGTAGGAATTCCTTACCAACTAAATCATTACCTGTTTGTAACCAATTAAATACATCAGACCCAATCTGTTTAGTGTATGCATCTGCCGCCTTAATTGAGGATAATACTTCTGCTGACTCTTCGGCAGTCATTGTAACTGTGCCCGCTAAGTTTTTAATGTTAGCATCTGTCTGCCATACACCAGCATTACTGCCATCACCTAATCGCGATGCGTCGAATCCAAACGAAGCTGATGTATCAGCTAGTGTTGGTCCTCCGGAGTATTCAGTGTGCCATACCATTCCAATTTCAGCGGATAACATTTGCTTTGCTAAGTCGCTATCTTTTGGTACAGCATACGCAAGTGTATTAGGCTTAAACATTATGTATTGTATGCCATCATAGCTTATTTCTTTGATGTCACCTTTCATGAACATCATATCACCTTGTGCTACAGTGTCCCAATTTAGTTTACCTAATGTTTTAAGTGCTAGTCGAAGTTTAACTCTCAAACCTTCGCCGCTGTTCTCACCGCGGTCTGCATGATTCTCTTCGATGTCTTTTTCTGTAAAGTTTAGTTTTGCTTTGCCCGCAAACACACCCTTTGTACCTACAAAAAACTTACCTGTTTGTGGATCTTTTCCGCATACTAATGCAGGTGCGCCATCCCACTTGATTGTCATATCCATTTTACTTTTGCCATGCCCGTCGAGCATCTGATGCAAACTGTATAAGTAGTCTACTGCTTCTTTAGCACCTGCATACCCTTTATTAAAGATATTATCTTCTAGGTGTTCCATATGCGTATTCTTTGCTTCTAGTAAAAAGCTCTCACTTATTATCTTAGTTACAAGAGGCTTTGATATTTCTACAAATCTCATTTATTATATTCCTGCTAAGTCTTTCATGCGTAGTAAATCGCTCGATATAAGCCAAACACCTTCGCTAACACTCTCATCTATTCGTACAGTAATGCCAATATCACTCCATCCTAGTCCGAACGATTCTAACATCTGTGTAAAGTACTCGTAGCTTTCTTGTTTTAGGAATCTTTCACCTTGTTTTGCTTTAGCTAAGAATACTTGTGCCGCATTACTAACATCGTAGCCTTGTTTAGCATACGCAAGTATTTGTTGCCCTGCAATAGCACCAGCGTCTTTATTGCCGTTTGCTAATTGTCCTAGCATGTCACTAACTTTCTTACCTGCCGCTGGCGGTAATTTACCACCTGGTAATTGTTTCTTGTTAGCATCTTTACCTTGTTCGCCACGTATTGCTTGTTTAGCAACTTCATATGGATCATTTTGCGTTTCACCTTTACCGCCTGGTACATGTGCTTGCTTAAATTGACCCGGAGTCTTCTCAGGCTGTGCTTGTCCAGCCGGAGCTGGTTCACCTGGGGTTGGAGCTGGTTCACCTGGTGCTGGAGCTGGTTGTCCGCCTCCCAGTGCTTTACCAATCATGCCGCCTAATCCTGCGGCTGCCGTAGCACCTGCTTTCTTTAGTATACCTGCCTTGGGATCGCTTCGTGTTGCTTGAGCTAGTCCTGGCGTTTTACCTGTTACATAATCTTTAGCACGTTGCATCATGCCTGGCTTTTCGTTACCACCAGCTACATCTTTGCCAACTTGCTTCATTAACTCTTGCTTCATTAAGCCGGTAGCCGGAACGCCTTGTGCGTTAATCCATTCTCCTTGCTCTGCACTCCAAGTATGTGGAATCTTGTTAACTGACTTTTTGGTTCCATCTTTAATTTCGTTATCGCCAGCTTCAGCATTATCCATGCCTTGTTTTATTGCGCCGCCCGGGGTCTTTCCATCCGCTGTAGCACCTGCAGGACTGCTTGTATTGCCCTGTGCGCTTGTTTTAGGATCACCTGGAGTACTAGTACCCGTTGGCGTAATAGGAGCGCCTGTAGCGTCATCTTTTCCGTCTTGGTTAGCATCTACTTGTGCCTGTGCCGTTGAAGTTGGTGCACCATCAGCATCACCTGGCTGTGCTGTAGGAATAGGAGCGCCGGTGGCGTCATCTTTTCCGTCTTGATTAGCATCTACTTGTGATACTGCTGGCTCTGCGTCTGCCTCTGGCTCTTCTTCTGGTGCTACTGCTTGAACACCTGCCGCTTTAAATGCTGTATCAACTTCATCTTTTGTTGCTCCTGCATTCTGTTGTAAGAATTTACCAACTGCATCTGAATCAGTTGGCGACTTCGCCGCTGTGTAATCTGCTTGTAGTTTTTCAGGATCAATTGCGCCCTGCGCACCTACTAATGCTGTTAATTTATTTGTGAATGCTTTTACTGGAGCACTGTTTATAATAGGCTTAATAATAGTATTTACTACAGCACCGCCTGCTTTCTTAGCAACTGCACCTGCTTTGCCTACTGCTGACTTATATGCGCCACCAACTTTCTTAGCCATATCGCCTAGTGACGGCGCTTCAGACATTGTTTGTTCAACACTTTCTATTAGTTGGTATTTTTGTAAATACTCCATCCCTTCGATTATAGGCTGAGTATCTTTTACATAACTATTGTACCATTCTAGCATAGCATATACTGCTACTGCCTCGCCTACTTGCTCTACTAGTGTATCAAATTCTTCGCCAACTTCTTCTGATAGTACATTTTTCCACTCTGGGTGTACATACGAATCCATGACGTCATTAATTTCGTCTGTTGCTGAGGAACTAACCTGCGATGCAATATCCTTTCTAAAAGCAGTTGCTTCTTCTGAAAATAGGCCATCTGTTCCGCCACCGTTTTGAGCAACAATAGCATTATATTCTGCATATTCTTCTGGATTAAACAAAACGCCCATAGATGACCCAAAGTTATCAACACCCATACTAATAGTACTACCGTCAACAGTTGCACTAGCAGACATCATATTCTCGTATTTTTCTGCATACTCTGGGCCTACATTGAATTTATCCATCGAATCTATAACGTCATTTTCCATGTCATTGAAGAATTCGGGGAAGTACTGTTGTTGCATGATTTCATCGTCTGCTTTCATATTAGCCATGAACTGATCGATTTCTTCCATGCTCATTCCTGCGTCTTCTAACGGTGCAGTTACGTCAATTGTCTGAGTCGGTAGAGATGCAGATATTAGTTGTTCATCGCCTGATACTTCTACATCTCCGAGTCCACCTAGTAAGCCACCTGCAAGGCCAGCAATAGCACCTTTAGCTAAACCTATACCTGCTGTTTTAGCAACGTCTGCAACTGTGCCGCCGGCCGCCGCCTTAATACCTGCTTCTACTACTGTTCTAAATATTGCTGTTGTACCGATAATACCTAGCATTGCTGGGCCGCCTGCACCTGCAACACCCATGCCAATAGTAATAACTGTTAGCATTAATCCTTTAAATGCCGCTACGTCTTCATCGTTTTCAATTGACTGTGCGCCTTTTTGAATAGAAGCAACAACAGCCTGCGCATTCGAGCCTGCAGGATCTGGTAACTTTGCAACCATTTTCTTTAAGCCTTCGATAGGAACTGCGCTACCTACTTTAGATAATATTGCTTTAAGTTTAGGATTGCCTGTTATCTTTGCAAATAAAGGTGTTAGCTGTGCTTGTGCTTTTTTCGCTAGTTGGGCAGTGTTGCCTCCTTCGCCTCGGTTAGTAACCATGCTCTGGAATACACTTTGAATTTGTTCTGGTGCAAGTGCCGCCTCGTTGAGTTTAGAAATCTCACTAAATATTGTTTTTAGATCTTCTCTAACTGCAAGCGGTAATGCTTGATATGCATCATCTATTTGAAGACTTTCTGTTATTAAGTTTAAGTCTTTACGAATTTGATTCATCTTTATTTTCCCTTTGGCCTTCTTTAATTACTTTTCTAATGCCACGGGAAAATTTAGATGAGTCTTTTGCTCGAATACTATTCACAATCCTGTTAGATAGATCTTTAGCTATCTCAGGCGAATAGTTCTCTTCAATACGCTCAATGAGGTGAATTACACTTTCAATTAGGTGCTCTCCGCGGTTCTCTACCGCATGATCTCTGTCTCTGTCTACAGAAATAAGATTTAGTTCTTCTATAATACTGCGAGTTTTACGCACTTTTTTGCTCCCGTGTAATAGGCATAGTTGTATTTATCATTTAGAAGTCATCGTTCTTGCTTAAAAACTCTCTCATATTCATTGCCTGGGATACAGTGCTTTTATTTTCAGCATCGTCTGCTTTAATGCTGTTGTTACGCTTTAATTGATCAACTAAACTGTTAGTTGTAACAGTTAACGAATCTTCATCACCTTCTTCTAGATCTTCGATTCTTAATGTATCTGTATCGAATTTAAGATCAACTTTGCTACCGACACCGGCACTAGAACGTGTCTTCATAAACTGTATCTGATACCTGCCACGCTCTCGCATTGCATTACTTGTAAAGATACCTATCACATTATCTGCTGTATTGATCTTACTAATGCCGCCTGCAATATGACTGTGGTCGTATTCTACTTCTTCTACTGCACTTCTGCCTAACTGCGATGCTGTTGCATGTAGTATATCACGCTCCATTGCTAAGTTACGCAATTCCTCAGATATGTATTTGTCTTTAACAAACATATTTTCTGCTGATATCTTAGCACTAATAGGCATCATTAAGTCTAAATAGTCTACTAACAATGCATCTACCTTTTCGCCACACTGTATTTCATATTCACGCAAGAATGCCCTAATATCATTTGTATTAATGCCACTTGGCATTTGCTTAACACGGAACTTGCCTGCGCCTTTAGCTTTCATACGCACACGCAGATCAACATCATCCATGTTCTTCATAATCTCTCTTGTGCTGTAACCACTTACCATTGCATCGAGTCGCATACTAATAAGTTGCTCACTAAGCTCTAAACTAATATACACAACATTAAGTCCGCTTAGTGCCCAATTGACTGCTAAGTTTTGTAAGAATAAACTCTTGCCACCGCCACTAGGTGCCGCAAAGATATTAATCTCGCCTCTGTTCATGCCGCCGTATAACTTCTGATCAACACCTTTCCAGCCTGTACTTGTTGCACCAGCCTGTTGCTTAATCCATTCTAGTCGCTCTTTAGGATTTTCAAAGTACTCTAGTCCTAAGTCTTTTACTAAGCCTATCTGTACAGCTTCTTTAATCTTATTTTCTACTGCACCGTAATCTTTGTTTTCAAGTAAATCAGCACTTTCTATAATAGCACTTTCAAGCGCCTTGTGCCTGCAAAAAGTTTCAAACTCATCCATAAACCAGTTCTGGTGGTCTGGTGTTACGTTTTCAATAAGTGTAATACCCTGCCCGCCAACAGCATTTAACTGTTCTAATGTGGGTACACTATTGTATTCGTTGCTGTGTTGAAGCATTAAATTAACACTGCCTCTAAACTTTCTGCTAAAATAGTCAGGTGATACAATGGCCTGACAACGAGCAAATAAGTCGTGATCGCTCATTAGAAACTGTATAAACAGTCTCTCAATATCTTCGTTATAGTCTTTTATTTCGCTCATGTAATATATCCACGTGTCTGTAGTTCATTAAGTATATAGTCAGAAAACCACTTATGGCCTTCTTTATTCGGATGTCCGCAAGAGTCATGTAATTCAGCTTTGCCATCTAAGTGCATAGCTTCTACAATATTGTGCGTAGGCACAGCATCGCAAAGTCGTGTTAGGGCAGGACTATAGCAGTCGTATAATTCAACTTGTGATGCTTGTTTTATCTTTTCTATATCACTGCATAATTCGTCTAGGCCTGTTATTAAATAATTAGCACCTCTACTCTCAAGATATGTTACAGCTATTAACATTTCTTTAACTTGGGTATATAATTTTTGTTTATACGATCTTGCGCCAGCAAAGTACGCAACCATTTGGCCTGCTGTTGTAGCGTCTAGATCTACATCTCTGATTGCACCTAAGTCATATATGCCTTTTTCACCGACTTCGTTAATTGTAGCAAACTCTTCGACAGTACTATCCACTAGTACTTCGTATCGATCAGGTGTGCTAAATTGCATAATAACAGTCCAGTCCTTTACCTCATTATCCGGTATGTGACTTAAGAATTCTATTGTAGTACGAGTAATGCGAGAACTACTTGCACCTTTTGCTCCGTGATTAAATACGTGGTCGAAGCCTAACTGCCATGGCCAAGCTCTATCATCTTTAACATCTGACATATACTTAAAATTGTTTGCCTTATATATAGTACTATTACCTTCTATAGCATGGCCCTGTGTAAAACTACACCCATTTGTATATAACTTCATAACATTTTACTCTGTACTTGTATTTTAACATTATTACTTGTTGCGTATTTAATAATACTTGCAACTGTTAGTAATCTGCCATATTTGTTAACTGCTTCAGCGGCATCTTTAACATCTGGATGCCACGGTGGGAAACTTACTTCCCATCCTAATGTTAACGCCTGTTCTATTAAATCTTTACCTGGTTTATCTCTGTCTGGGCATAGTATAACACGCTTGCCTAATTTGTCAATTAAATGCGCTTGCTCCGGGGTCACTGTATTGCCTTGTACAGCAACACCATCTACTAATATTGCATCGAAAATACCTTCTGTTACAATAACTATTTCTCGTTCTGTTCCTGCAAATGCATCTACGTTAAACACATACCCACTCGGTACATTGTTTAAATACTTAGGCGTGTTCTTATCAGGTGGTGCAATATGTCTGCCTGTCCATCCTATTATTTCTCCGTTGTATGTAAACGGTACTATAACTCTTTTCTTGTTAACAAAGTCTGAGAAGTGTAGTAACGGATATACTCCTAATATGCCTCGGTCCCTTGCATACTCTTTTAACAAGTGCCCATCTTCTAAGCTGTCTATAGTTTGCACATCACCCGGTAATTCAACTGTGTCGAACTTGCTAAAACTGTATACATACTCTGTGCTTTCAGTATCTTGCAAATCTTCGCTATGTTTTAGCAACTCCATCTGTACAGTGTGTATTTCTGCTGATGTTGCACCTAGTTTATCTACTAAGTCTCTATACTTCTTTCCCATGTGAGGATTAGGAGACCAACCTGTAGTATGCCCACAGTTAAAACAGTTAAAGCTAATCTTAGGGCCGCTAGTAATAACACCTGCACGTTTACGATTGTCAGTGCATATTGGGCAATTGAATGTAACCCACCCACTAGGAGTACGGTTGTTACGCACCGGCAAATTATCTATCAATAAGCGGTGTACTTGTTCTACTATAGTATCCACAGTCATGCGCTTATTATAGCATTCTTAATACGTTAAGTCAATATGTTTTTTTAGTTTCTTACGAGTACGTTTGCAATAGTACTGTCAGCATTATCAGGATAGCTTACTAGTCTAATCCAGTTAGCATTTACCGAATATGTCTTATGTATGATAGCACTCGATGCACCTGTGATTGCAATTTTAGCACTTAGATCAAACCAGTCATCACTAGTAGCATCGCTGTTTGGTGTAGTTGGTAAACAACTTGCTTGTATCTTGACATTACCGGTGTATGTTGTTGGATAGATTGCAATACTATGTTTGGCATCCTGGAAGTTTCTGTCCAAGTTACCAAAGAATGCACTTGATACAAATACATTGCTGGCTACTTCAGTTAGCGTTGTATCTGCCTGAGTTGGGACTGGATCAAATACTGCTTGCCCGGATATTTCTATATCAAAACAAACATCGTTATTTTGGCTAGAGTACACTGGCATATCAGCACTTGTATCATTTGTTCGTGTGATGTAAACCTTATACAAACCTACATCAATATTTTGTAAGTCACCTGCTGTTAAATATAGCTGGACAATACCTACGTTACTAGAGTTTTCTAAACGCTTTGTTAGCATTCTACTTTTAGTACTAGGGTTAACAAAGTATGCTACTAGGTTGTCTGCAAAGACATTCTGCAGTTTCCTGTCTCTGTTTCTAATATTAAAGTTGATTGTATTAGTCAATCCTTTGTGTGCAATTAGCGAGTTATTGTTCATTGGTCTGTTATCCACGTATAGGTTGTCGGCGGTAACCACGAGGTCAACGTTGTTATCGTACAAAAAGAGACGGTTATCACCATAGTTCATATAAATTTACCTTTCTAGTGTACTATTTATCTTTATGAAAGGTAAATATCGTTATGCAAGAAATCGACCAAGACAAGTTCCCTTTCTTAACAGGCATCACTTACGCAAAGTCAGAATATTACGGAATAGTTGTTAACTACGACAACACCATTCTTACAATGTATGACTTATCTAAGATGCCTGATTTAGACACCAGAAAACTATTCATCCTTCTAGGAGAAACATGGTGGTGGGAGTCTAATCGAATGTTACCAATTGATGTATTCTTACACATCGAAATGAGACCATTTCAGCGTTATCTAACAACAGTTGTTATGAAAGATGTGGAGCATTTATTTGGCCCAATGACTACGTTGCAGAATATGCTAAAGAAACGCATTAAGCGTAGAGGCATTCAGCTAGTTAAGAAAACTGACTAACCAGCGTGTTGTTGTCCGGACATTTCTACTAATCTATTTAATTGTACTACAATTGCTGTAGCAAATGCAATAGCATGCGCTTTCTTAAAATAGTATTCATCACTAGTAGGCTTTACCCAAACAGTCTTTTCAATCTCATCAAACGGCTTGCCCATTAAGTGTTTCTTGCCAGGTCTTATAATAGCAAGTATCATTGCTAGTTGTTCAACTGTAGTCGGCTTATATGATTGCAATACAGTTAAGTAATTACTTACATGATACAACTGCTCTACAACTTCTGCATGTTCCAATAAGTCCCACAGCGGCTCCATTGCAAGTAATCTATCAAGGTGAGCCTCATCATGTATACTAGTGTATACGCTGTTGTTGAGGAAGTCTACTTTAAACCAGCCGTCTACTTCTGCTTGCTTATGATCTATTGTACTATATTGTTCTAGTGGAAACTTTGGAATACTCTGAAAATACACACCAGTGTTGTGCTTTGTGAAATTGTCATCACGTTTAATGCTTGCAACAGTATGCTTAGACAACTTAAGAAAGTCATCCCTGTTAGCCATATCAATGTCTACATCAAAATCAAACTTCATTAAAATTTACTCTTTGGCTTGTTTGGCGCTTTTGACTTTTTCAGTTTGTTTTGCATATTTCTTGCTAAGTTAGTAATTGTAAAGTTACAACCAATGCTGTAACGTACACTGTTGCCTAGTATAGGCGTTGTGTAGTGCATTAAACTAGCAGGGAATATATACATGTATCCTTGCTCTGGCTGTATTGATATAGACTTTTTACCAAAGCCATTCTTATCTGTATCGCCATGTAAAAAGTTTAATTGCCCTAGTTGCTTCTCACGCTTAGAGTTAGTATAAAACATATCATGCTCTGTGTCAAGTTCTATCTTAGGATAGATTACACTTACAACATCAGCTGAGTATCTATGATCGTGCGGTGGATTATGTTCGCCTGGTAGTTGATTGTTATACCAAGCATCGTTAAATTCTAAATAACATGGCAGTGTACCAGATGCAATTACATCGTTCCACATACCGCTATCAACATCTAGTAAGTAATCATTTGCAAATCCAACTAGCACTTTCAGTACATCTTGATTATCGTGTAACTGCTGGCCAATATCCATCTCTTCTCTAATATAGCCTACTAGCTTATCATTGTGAGGATCCGTTGCATCATTACATATCTGCATTAGTACTTCAGTAATATAGTCAGACAATTTTACTTTAGCAATCTTAGGACCAAATGCATCAACTATGATCATTTAAATATGTTACTCCATTCTTCTAATTTTAGTGTCTTTTGTTTGATACGAGTGTCGATCATTTCCTGTGTTACTAGTCCACTTATCTTTAGTACTTCAATCATTGTACACACATCGCCTACCTCGTCTTGCAAGTTCTTTAAATATTTAGCATTATTGCCCTTAGTTCTAAGCATTTTACTGCAAGCCTGTATTAGCTCACCGCATTCTTCCATTGTTATTACAAACATTTCTTCTTGCTTTTTCATAATTCCCAACTTATGTCTGGGCGAGTATCGCCTTTACCATTCCAGTGAATCTCACAGCCACACTCCTCAATAATAGGAATGATTGCTTTTAAATTCTTTACGCCTTCTTTGCTACCATCAAAGCAGAATGTACTACAGTCTTGTTGCTCAGGCGTGTATGTATCCATAGTGCCGTCACCTTCGT